ATCGGGGTTTTACGCCGGAAGAAATTGCGGAACGGGCAGTTCCTAAAATTGTTTTTGTTGCAGAATCGGCTGACCCTGAAGTCAGGGAGCAGGCAGAGACATTCAAGAACAGGCTTTTTCATGTAATTGTCAAGGCTTGCAATGATGCGATAGAAAGCGACAGGACGACGCTTGCTAATCTTTTTACGCAACAGGGCCATGAAGACATGGCAGATATTTTAAGGAGGCTATGATATGGCCCACTCACAAGCAGTAGCAACGAGTTTCAAGAGTGAATTGCTTCAGGGCATTCACAATTTTCACAATGGTTCAGGTGGCGGCACAACTACAACTACGGGAACTGGGAATACATTCAAGATTGCGCTTTATACAAGCAGCAGCACGATGAGTGCGAGTACGACCGCCTATACGACCACAAATGAAGTTTCCGGCACGAACTACAGCGCCGGAGGTAATACATTAACGAATGTTGATCCTTCAACTTCTGGAACGACAGCCCTGACAGACTTTGCGGACAGTACATGGTCGGATGCGACCATCACCGCGAACGGTGCATTGATTTACAACTCAAGCACCACGGCGGGTTCGGCAAACAGGTCAGTGGTTGTTCTCGCTTTTGGCGGGGATAAAACTTCAACAGCAGGCGATTTCACGATCACATTTCCCGCAGCCGATGCGAGCAATGCGATTATCAGAATCGCGTAGTGAGTAGATGATGTGGCAGATGCAAAAGTCGCATGGCAGGGCTGGAACTCCAGCAATATTGCGTGGGGCGAAAGTACCTGGGGTGATGCAGAAGAGGCATTGCCGGGATCAACAGCGTCTGTTGGCTCCGTTTCTGTCGCTGCTGCCGCTGGCGTATCAGTCACAGGCAACTCAGCCACAGTATCAACCTCGTCTGTCACGGTTGCAGCAGCAGCCTCGGTTAGCGCAAGCGGTAACTCGGTTACTGCATCGACTGCATCTGTCACGGTTGCAGGCATTGCCAACGTATCGGTTACTGCGCCAGCATCTACAGCGTCTGTCGGCAGCGTTACTCCCTCGGCTTCAGCAGGAGTCTCGGCATCAGGTAATTCCGCTACAGCAAGTGTTGGCAGCGTTAGTATTACTGCCGCTGCTGGTGTCAGCGTTACTGGTCCGGGTGCTACTGCATCTGTTGGAAGCATTAGTATTTCTACCAGCAATGTTATTGAAGTTACCAGCCCTGAATCTCAGGCGCTTGCTGGAAGTGTCAGCGTTAATTCAGATGCGGTGGTTACGCCAAGCGGTAACAGTGTTGAGGCAACAACTTCCGGGGTCAATATATGGGGACTTGTTGATACAGACCAGACAGCAAGCTGGAGTGCTGTCAGCGATACCCAGACACCTAATTGGACCGACGTATCGACAACACAGGATGCGTCATGGTCATCTGTATCAAATTCACAAACGCCTGGCTGGAGTTCGGTGGATGCCGACCAGACTCCTGAATGGAAAGAGGTAGCTTAAATGGCAACTTATGTAAATGATCTCAGGCTGAAAGAAATCGCTACTGGTGACGAATCAGGAACCTGGGGTACAAGCACGAACACGAATCTTGAGTTAATTGCGGAAGCATGGGGCAGTGGTTCAGAGGGAATTACCGGCACGACGCACACCATCACGATGGCTGATGGCGCTTCCGATGCTGCAAGAGCCTATGCCCTGACGCTGACAGGCTCTACTACCGCCACTAACACAGTTACCCTGGCTCCTAATACAGTCAACAAGACCTGGATTATCCAGAACAGTGCCGGATACCAGGTAACGATCTCTCAAGGCACAGGCGCTAACGTCGTGATTCCCAATGGCGGGATCAAGATGGTCGTTTGTGATGGCGCAGGTGCAGGAGCCGCAGTTACCGATGTCTTGGACATGACGGGCGGCACGGGTAACGTAGGACTGGGTTCTGGCAATTTAGGTACAGCTTTAACGACCGGAACGGATAACGTAGCCATAGGTGAAGCCTCGCTTGACGCAGTGACTACGGGTTCCGACAACACCGCTGTCGGAGACAACGCGGCAGGGGCATTAACCACTGGCAGTAATAGTGTTGCAATTGGTTCTTCGGCACTGCTTGTAGCCACGACTGCTGCTGATAATACGGCAGTGGGAACTGACACACTTAAAGCAAATTCCTCTGGTACAGACAACACCGCAGTGGGGTACGCAGCAGGTGACGCTGTAACTACCGGAAGTGACAATACCTTTGTCGGTGACAATGCCGGGGGAGCAGTTACTACAGCTTCAGGCCATACCGCAGTAGGTTCTTCTGCTTTGCTTACCATGTCTACTGGAACTACTGGAACGGCAGTCGGATTTGAAGCACTAAAAGTAGCAACAGGAAACAATAACAGCGCAGTAGGTTATCAGGCGGGAGTTGCCGTAAGTACGGGAACTGAGAATACGATAGTGGGTAATGCCGCAGGCGATGCGGTCACTACTGGAGCAGATAATACTTTTGTCGGAGACAATGCAGGTGGCGCAGTGTCTACTGCATCGGGCCATACAGCGGTGGGGTCTTCCGCATTGCTAACAATGTCCACAGGTACTACTGGTACTGCGATTGGATTTGAGGCACTGAAGGTTGCCACGGGTAATAACAATACGGCTGTGGGGTATCAGTCAGGCGTGGCTGTTAGCACAGGAACCGAGAACACCTTGGTCGGTAACGCTTCAGGCGATGCAGTCACAACAGGGGCAGACAACACTTTAGTAGGTGACAACGCGGGGGGAGCCATAACAACGGGCGGAAACAACGTCGCGGTGGGTTCTGGTGCTCTACTGGTAGCAACCACCGCAGCCGATAATACTGCGGTGGGAACATTAGCTTTAACGGCTAATAGCTCTGGCACAGACAATACAGCCGTGGGCTATGCAGCCGGGGATGCTGTTACAACGGGAAGTAATAATACTTTTGTCGGGGACAATTCTGGTGGGGCTACGACAACAGCCGATCATAACACTGCCGTGGGTGCCAGTGCTTTGCTGGTTAATTCTACCGGAGCATCGAATACTGCGGTAGGCAAAAGTGCTTTAGCCGCAAATACCACCGGCAGTTATAATATTGCGGTAGGCAAAGATGCTCTTCTGTCGAACACCACTGCTTCATACAACATCAGTATTGGCGAAGACTCAATGGATGCCAATACCACTGGGGCCAATAATGTTGCTGTGGGTTATCAGGCTCTAACTGCAAATACAACCGCAAATAACAACACGGCAGTTGGTTATAACTCCGCAATAGCCAACACAACTGGCGCAGGAAATTCGGCTCTGGGCGAGTCTTCTTTAAAGGCCAACACGACTGGTGATAACAATGTTGGAATTGGCAAAAACGCCTTAGAAGCCAACACAACAGCAGGCAGCAATACTGCCATAGGTAAAGATGCACTAAAAGCCAACATTGACGGAGCAGAGAACTCAGCGGTCGGTGCTGAAGCCCTAGATGCCAATACAACCGGAGCCGAGAATGTTGCTATTGGATATGGTGCATTGTCAGCAAATACGACCGCAAACTACAACACATCAGTCGGAAAAAGCTCAATGGGTTCTAACGAAACGGGAGCCTCAAACACAGCCGTTGGCAAAAGTTCAGGAGCAGCGATCACCACAGGTGATAATAATCTTTGCTTGGGTAAGGATGCAGGAATTGCAAGCTCTCCGGGCGGTGCTGTTACTACAGGAGACAACCAAATTTGTCTTGGTGATGAAAACATCACTCATGCACATATTCAGGTAGATTGGACAGTTGCATCTGATGGCAGAGATAAAACAGATATTTCAGAGTTAAATTCTGGATTAAGTTTTGTCAACCAACTGAAGCCTGTCACTTATCGCTGGGATAAGCGTAGTCACTATAGTAAGGATCAAGACATTACTCCTGATGGAAAATATAAGAGTGAGCAACTCGATGTAGGATTTCTTGCTCAAGATGTAAATGAATTGGAAAAAAATTACGGATTTAGCGTCGAAGAAAAAAGTAATTTAATTTCCAGTCTCAGTAATGATGGAAAAATGTATGGGCTTAAATACAACAAATTTGTACCTATGCTGGTAAATGCTGTTCAAGAACTCTCTGCTGAAATTGAAAAACTCAAGAAGGAGCAAAACTAATGGCAGTAACTAAAGCTCTGACCAAGGCGGTGCCTCATCTTAAGTCCAGCAAGGTGGAAAAGTGGGACTTGGAAATGACGTATGAGAACGATAGCGAAGGCGATTCGACGTATTACACCAGCACGTTTTCTACAAACGTTAATAATGTAGATAGTGACGGCGTTACGGTCTTTGCTAAGAAGGCTAAAGGTAGCTGGTCTAAATCCGAGCTAGAGGCGCTTTGCCCTACCAGTCATTGGGACGCGGTGTTTGCCAGTCAGGTGGACAGCGTGATTACCAGCCCACCGGCGAATCCTGTTCCTGATAACAACTACACGATTCCAAGCTAATGCCAGAGATTCAATTTCAGAACTGGACCCTGCCTGCGGCATTTATGCTGGAAACCGATCTGCCTTCAGAAATGGTTGATGGTCTCAATGGTTATCTGGATGAACTTCTTGAAAGTGAGGATCGTCGCTCTCATGCGGGGACTCTGGTAGGCCAGATTCAGCATGGTCAGCAACTGACGATGAACCATGAAGCTCCTGAGTTAAAGGAGTTTTCTGATTTAATCTGTGGCCTTGGTATTGAGTATATCAAGCACTTCAGCCAGCAGACTGCAAACATTTTGACAGGAACACGCAAGGTCGAGGTTGATGAGTTGTGGTCAGTCCACAGCTTTGAGGGTGACTACAATCCTATCCATGACCACGGCACTAAAACGATTATGGGTATTTCAGTAACCTGCTGGACTAAAGTTCCGCAGCAGATACTGGATCAGCCCACCGCAGGTACGCCGAATTACAGTCTCTACAATTCCAGTGGGGCTTGTGACGGCTATCTGGCGTTTCAGTATGGCAGAAACTCGCTTATGGATGTGGAGCGGTTACGGCCACCGCAGTCCACGGCATTGCAGCCCCAGGTTGGCAAGCTCTATATGTTCCCGTCATGGTTGCAGCACATGGTTTATCCGTTCAAGGGTGAGGGCGAGCGCAGGACAATCGCGTCGAACCTGAACGTATGGGACATCACCGATCAGATTGCAAAACAAACCGAAGAAGTCAATTAGGGGGTATATATGGGTACGATAATGACAACAATCAGCGTATTGACGATGATTGTTACTGTTGCGAGCCTTGTTGCGGCATCGACGCCGACACCGAAGGACGATGTGTGGATCGGTAAACTCTACAAGCTGGTTGATTTGCTGGCTTTGAATATAGGAAAGGCGAAGCAGAAATGAATTTTTTCAGTCGATTGTTAGGTTTTTTTTCCAAAGATACAGAGCCTGTCAGTGAGTCGGTTCCTATTGGCGTGGGAGCCACTTCTGAGCTTCCTGACGAGATGGTCAGGGCAAGGGACGGGAAAGGCCGGTATATCGCTGATGATCCCGAAACAGAACAGGACGAGGCTTGGGTTTCAAGAGGAAATAATGCGAGAAAAACTGGTTGAAATGCTGAAGGTGCATGAGGGTGTGGAAACACACGCTTATAAATGCAGTGCATCAAAGATTACGGTCGGGGTTGGCAGGAATGTAGACCCTGAAGGCGGGATAGGCTTGTCAGATGATGAGGTGGACTACCTTCTTCAGAATGATATTGACCGCGTTGTTTCAGAGCTTGACTCTGAATATGACTGGTTTGCGGGTCTTGATTCGGTCAGGCAGGACGCACTAATTGATATCAGCTTTAATCTCGGTCAGACGCGCCTGAGAGCGTTCAAGAAGGCGCTTGCAGGCATGGCTTCCGGGGACTGGAATGAAGCAGCCGATCAGTTCATGGATTCCAGTTGGTCTGGTCAGGTGGGTAACAGGGCGAAAGAACTGACCCAAATGATCCGTACCGGGTCTTACTAGGGATATTTTTATGGGCATGGGCGGAAGAATTGGTGGACAGGGGGGCTATGAGCAGCCTCAGTACGGCGGGGGATACCCTGCCGGTCCCGGCAAGGGCAGAGCGCCTTTTGGTCAACCGCCAGCACAGCAGCAACCGCCATATGGTGGAGGATTTGGTGGTTACCAGCAGCCTCAGTTCGGTGGAGGATTTGGTGGGTACCAGCAGCCTCAGTTCGGTGGAGGATACCCAAGCGGCCCTGGCAAGGGCAGAGCGCCGATGGCCCAGCCTCCGATGGCCCAGCCTCCGATGGCCCAGCCTCCTGATAATCGTCGGGAAGATAGTCGTCGGAGAGGTTTCCCTGCGCCTCTTCCAGCATGGACTGGCAAAACAGATTTAGAGGAGGCTCGCATTCGCTGGGAGCAACAGGGCGAAGCCGAAGGCATAAGCGACGACGAGTGGCGACAGGCCGGAGGGAGGAATGTCAAAAGCAAGTTACAGTCGATGGAAATGTCGAGGCCGGGAGACCCTGTTCCTACCCTGCGTGATCGCTCCATCGACAGCCTTTTCTCAGATTTGGCTCGGGAAAAAAGCCAACGTGAAGATCAGGAATATCGAAACCTGCCCGGCAGCCCTCGCGACAAAATGGCATTTTTGCGCGCGAGAGAAGATTTGAACAAAGCACAGGCAGGCGCGATTGTAGCGCCGCAGCCTCTTGCTCCGCAGCCGGGGGCAGAATTAGATGTAACACAGCAGTTAATGCGTCCGGTTCATGATTCACTTAGTGAACGTATGCGTGATCAGATCCGGCCCGCTACTCCTCGTCCTTCGCCTCTTCGTCCGGTTGCTCCTCCTCAGATAATGCAACCGATGCCGTTTTCTTCTTATGGCAGTCCGGGCAAAGGGATGAGACCGCAGCCGCATGGCGGAGGATTTGGCAGAGGATTTGGCAGAGGATTTGGCGGAGGATTCGGCGGATATCAACCTTCTCCGTATATGCCTCCTTCTCCGTATGGCGGTTCATTTGGCGGGGGTTTTAACCAGGGTTATGGAGTGCCGAGAGGAATAGGTTCTTTGCTTTCAAGCTACCCGTCTTATATGCCTCCAAGAATGCACTTCAATCCCTATGTGAGATAACTATGCCGTTAACCAAACTACAGTTTCAGCCAGGAATAAACAGAGAAGGTACTGAGTACAGTGCTGATGCTGGCTGGTATGACGCTGATAAGGTTCGGTTCAGGA